GATAATAGAATAGTTACATTTAGTTCTTCGGATGCTTTAAATGGTGAAGCCAATCTTACGTTTGATGGAACCGATTTAGCAGCCACTCTAGATACTGCAACTTTCACGTCTGCAAACTCAACCGATCCACTTATTGTCATCAAGAACACTACAAACGATGCAAATGGAGCAAGATTACGCTTCGTAAAAGATAAGGGTGCAGCCGGTGCTGCAAATGATGTCGCAGGCTTAATTGAATTCTATGCTGATGATGCAAATCAGGATCAAGTTTTGTTTGCAAAAATGGAAGCCGCCGTCGCAGTTCACACGAATGGACAAGAAGGTGGTAAACTTTCTTTGGGGGTTGCAACGCATGACGGTGAGTTCCAAAATGGATTAATACTTACAGATGGCGATGCAGAAGACGAAATTGATGTTACGATTGGTAATGGAACTGCCTCTCTAACTACGATAGCCGGTACATCCCTGTTTACGGGTAACGCAACGTTTGGTGCGGATGATACTGGTGTAGACGTAAGATTCTTTAGTGCAACTGCAAGTGAGGGAGTTTTATATGATGCGTCAGAAGACGAATTAGGCCTCTTGCTTACAACCAAATTGAAGTTCCATGACATCGGTGGTGGCGAAGAGATTTTTGCTTCCTCAAATGGTCACTTGGAAATAAACTCTGGAACCACTCTTGACATGACTGCACCAACAGTTGATGTAAACGCGGCAACTGCGGTAACAATTGATTCACCAAGTGTTGTTATTTCTAGTTCTACAGATGACAAGCCAGAAGTTGAGATTAAATCCACGCATTCCGGTTCAAATCCGCCGACATTGTTGTTTAACCATGACAGTGCTAATCCCGCTGATGATGATGAGCTTGGAGAAGTGGTGTTTAATGGTGACGATGATGGCGGGACATCAACAATGTATGCCAAGATTGTCGGTGTCTCAGAAGATGTGACCAACGGCACAGAAGACGGGTCTATACTGTTTAAGGTTCGAAAGAACGGTGGCGTTAGTGAAATGCTTTCCCTCAATGTTGATGGTGGAGGCCAAGTTATTGTTGGCGACGGCACAGCAGAAGATACAATGATCCTTTTTGATGGTAATGCGCAAGATTATCGAATCGGAATTGATGACGGCACCGACAAGCTTGAAATTGGGCATGGTAGCGCACATGGAACTCGTGCTGCGATTATTATCGACTCCTCTGGTGATGTCGTCCAGATCGGAACGGATACTCCGAGTGATGCGCAGGTCCTCGCATGGGACAACAGTAACTCTAAGGTTGTCTGGTCTGACGCTGGCGGCGGAGCAACGACAAAGGGAATCACAATTCTTGCCTCTGGTAATACCCCGCTTACACTAACGACATCACACGGAGTTATTCTTGTGGACACAAGCGCGGGAGCATACCAAGTTACTCTTCCAAGTTCGGACTTAGCCGACGGCCAAATTTTCCATATTAAAGATCAGGATGGAAATGCCAGCACGAACAATATTACGATTGCTCTGGCAGACACGACTAATGATAGAATCGATGGTTCTACAGCGAACGTGGTTATCAATCAGGATTATGGCTCAGTAACTTTAACACAGTATGAAGTTTCTGCGGGCGTTTATCAATACTTCATTTTATAATTATAAGGAACATTTATTATGACTGTAGGTAGAGGAAAATTAGAACCAATCATGCATCAGCGTAACTATGCACCCAGTTTGTGTCAGGCTCGCAAGACCTTTAATAATAACGCGAATCAAATGCATCTAGGTACTTGTGCAATGCCTAAAGATATGACCCTTCGGGACAACATCGTGATGATCTGGGCTGGTACTGTTAACGTTGACGGTGACGATCCTGGATATAAGGTTGAGATTGCAGACGAGGCAGGAAATTCACACAGCACGGCGTGGGAATATAACCATGGATCTTCTATGGCGTTCCGGGTCGCTGAGTGTACAAGATATACGGCTACAAAAGCGGTAACGTCGGATCTTGCCGACTACTGCGCAGGATCCGGCACAGGTGATTCTGCGGCTGACGCACACCTTTCTAGAGTGGACCATTTCAACGCCAACACCAGTGAGGGGCTATCCAGCGTTTACGGCTTTACAATGTTTATAAGGAGGGGCTAATAAGTGACATACAAACATCGATATTGCATTCCCTTCTTGCAATACAAGCGCTCGAACGGAACACAAGACCCAATCAGTTACGGCTGGACTAAATCGTGTGGTGCAGATGAGACATCCCCATCAAGTCTTTGGTATTTTGTGTTTCCAGCAGACATGACAACGCGAGATATGATTCATGTTCGCGTCGGGATTAAAGAGCCAACAACGGCTGATCGAGGTTTTAAACTTTACTTTTGTGAAGGGAACTCCAGTTATTCCGCCGATGACCTTGTAGAATCATACATCTTAAATCCTGCCGATACCGCAAATGAGGCCAAATATCCGGTGATGCATTTAAAAAAGCGAGTTAGTACTGATCTTGCGGCTTGTTCTACCAACAATACTTGTATGCGCTCATGGGTGAGCCCTTCCGAGTCCGGTTCCGGAACAGTTTACATACACGGCTTGTTGGCGTGGGTAGAAAAAAACGTAGGGGGGCCATAGCAGTGACTTATAAACGCGACGATGACGTATTACCTCTTCTATTTTGCAATTATTTAGGGCCGAAGCCCAGTGTACTCATACCATTTCACTTACCAGAAGACCTTACCGCTAACGACAAGATCCATCTGAATATACCGCTTAGAAACAACGCCAGTAGCGGTGATATTGTCATGACCGCATACATCAGGAAGGCTAACGACTCGAACGCAGATTTTGACATTCATAACTCAGACAGTGACTCAACGGCTTTTGGCACAGACTGGGCTGCCGAAGCAACGGTAACTATAACAGGCCATGGCGGAAGTTTTTGCAACACAGTCGGACGTTTTGTTTTTGCTGTAGGTCATGCCGATTATATAACGTGGGCCGCAGCAGGAAAGCTTTTTGTCTTTACATGCACTCTAGACAGCGGCGCAGTAACCGCTTTGAACTCACACGCATATATACAGAGGTGCAGATAGTTATGCCAACACTTTATTTAGGTATGGTCGAGAGAGGCTTTTATTCAGATGTAGATCTGGAGATCAACGGTGTGCAGTTAGGCGAACTTGATGTCTTGCCGGGTGACACTGATGGCACCCTTACAAACGCTCTGAATGGTGTCGATGGCGTAACTGCTACACTGGGTGAAAGCGGAGAACTCACAATAGAGTGGAGTGGTGCGCTTGTGGTAGATGGACGAGATCCATCCGGTGGAGGCACGGTAGATCTTCAAGCAGGAACTTACGAATAGAACTTTAGCGGTGAAGTTTGTTTTAAACAGTATTAATGTTGTGGTATAATCAATCGTTATGAAGAAAAAAGATCTAAACGATATCGCTAAAATTGAAAAAGCCATCGCAAAAAGATGGGGAAAGGACGCCGTTCAGAATCCAAAAGGAAATTGGGATGACGAAAAAGAAGAGAAGTATCTTGAACAATTAAAAAGTCTTATGAAAAAAGAAGATGCTAGAAAACAAAAGTCTGAAAAGGTGAAAGAGTCCGGCATCTTAATCGACAAGAGACTAATTAACAATAAGGATAGAAGAGAGTGTCCTGTATGCGATATTTATTCTTTTGACCTCAAGGACGATCTTTATATGAACAAATATTCTTGTTGTTATATATGTTTTGTGGAATTCGTACAAGATCGAGAAGAGCGTTGGAAAGAAGGATGGAGACCAGATTCAGATGAAATTAAGCAAAGAAGGTTTAAAGACAAAGAGTCGTAGAGAGAGAAGATATGCCTTACAAAGTTAAAGGAAAGTGTGTTTATAAGAAAGATACTGGCAAGAAAGTGGGATGCACAGATGGCCCTATCAAAGACTATCTTGCAGCCCTTCATGCGAACGCAGATGAATCTGTAGAAACCACAAAGGACCAGTTAAAAGATGCTATTCGTTCTGTTTTGGAACAAATGGATCCAAACTGGAGAGACGTTGATCAAGAGGCGTGGGAACGTATGCAGGAGCCGCCTACTGAACCAGGAATTGATATCCACTCTATGATGCAGCGTCAAAAACAAATTGACGAAGAAAGGGAAAGGCTTGTAGACATAATGGTGAGATTACTTAATAGTCAACAAAAGTTTAAGATTTTTCTGGAAATGGCAAAGTTAAACGAGCCGCAGACACGGGATGATCTTTGGGTTACAATGTTTACTATAGCAGAGATTGGCACCAAGCTGAATGAGGGTGAGTTAAAGAGGGTTATAAATTTAGCGATGCAGGATGAAAAACTAGAACCTTTAATTCAGCGTTTATATGGCGAAGAAACTAATTAATAGGAATAGTTCTATATAGGAGAATACTGATGGCCACAGTTTTAGATATTGTTAGAGGAATCTCGCAAGCGTTAGCGCACAATTATGACGGTTCTCACGTCGAAGAGTACTCTGCAGACGGTGAAGCGAGAAAAGCGGGATTAAAAAGAGAAGAGGGCAATCCAATGCTTGATGCCCGAGTGATGGATGGATTTAATTGCCGTCTTCATGGCAACAAATTAGTCGTGCATTATCATTCGGAGGCAAAACTCAAAGATCTACACAAAGGAAGGAATAAGTTTGAATCAGGAGTCGAGAGTCAAATAAACGATGTTGTTAAATTCTTAAAAAAAGAATATAAGAAAGTTACTGGTGATACTCTTACTTTAAAAAAGGATGGAGAGGTAGATATTCGTTTTGAATACATGAATAATGTCAGATCCTGGATTACTGCTAAACAACAATATGAAATTGGCGGTCTAAAAGACGTTGTCGAAGTTGGCGAAGAATCAAAGGACCGGCTTGATCAAGCAATTAAGGATTGGCTACAACTTGGAAAGAATTCTCCAAAACCAAAGAACGTAAAGATTTAATGGAATTAATGATAGTGAATGTCTTTTCAATTGACAAAAAAAGAAATGACCAAAGAGGTCATAAAGTGTGGGAAAGATCCCGTTTATTTTATTAATAATTATGCAAAAATCTCACATCCGCTAAGAGGGCTAATACCGTTCAAGCTTTATGATTATCAGGAAGATCTGATAAGAGATTACAATGATTATCGCTTTAATGTTATTTTAAAAGCGCGTCAGTTAGGTATATCAACAGTTAGTGCTGGTTATGTAGCATGGATGATGATGTTCCATCGAGATAAAAACATTCTTGTTATGGCGACAAAGTACACTACAGCGGCAAATCTTGTAAAAAAGGTGAAAAGCATAGTAAAGAATCTACCAGCCTGGATTCGCATTGCTGAAGTTGCTATCGACAATAGAAATAGTTTTGAGTTGACGAATGGATCTCAAATAAAAGCTTCCTCTACTTCTGGCGATGCAGGACGTTCGGAAGCATTGTCTCTTTTGGTGATTGACGAGGCTGCGCATGTAGAGGGGTTAGACGAGTTGTGGACTGGATTGTATCCCACTCTATCTACAGGTGGTCGTTGTATTGCCCTGTCTACCCCAAATGGTGTCGGGAACTGGTTTCACAAAACCTATGCTGAATCAGAAGATGGAAAAAACGACTTTAAGCCTACAAAACTTATGTGGGATATCCACCCAGATAGAGATCAGGAATGGTTTGAGAAAGAAACTCGCAATATGTCAAGAAGGCAGATCGCGCAAGAGCTTGAGTGTAACTTCAACACGTCTGGTGAGACAGTTATCCACCCAGACGATCTCGCGAGGATGCATAATTTAATAAAAGAGCCAAAATACAGGTCAGGTTTTGATAGAAACTTCTGGATTTGGGAAAGTTATGAACCACAATCCAGTTATATGATTTCTGCTGATGTTGCGAGAGGCGATGGAAAAGATTATTCTGTATTTCATGTTTTTAAGCTCGATACAATGGAGATTATCGCAGAGTATCAAGGAAAAGTAACACCAGATCACTTTTCTAAAATTGTAATGGATGCTGGTAAAGAATATGGTAATTGTATGATTGTTGTCGAGAACAATTCTGTTGGTTTTTCTGTTTTAGAGAAATTAAAAGAGGGAAGTTATCCAAATGTGTACCATTCTATGAAGGGGACGCATGAGTTTGTTGACCAGTTGCAGGCAGAGTACCAAAATTCATCAGTTTCAGGCTTTACAACATCTCAGAAGACCCGTCCAATTATCATAGCAAAAATGGAAGAGTTTGTTAGAAATAACCTGGTCAAAGTATATTCTTCAAGAATGTTTAATGAGTTTAAAACTTTTGTTTGGAACAGCGGAAGGCCACAAGCAATGAGAAGTTATCACGATGATTTGATAATGGCGTTCGCTATAGGCTGCTGGGTTAAAGATACTGTGTTCACAAAGAATCAAAAAGATATACAATATCATAAAGCTATGTTAAACTCTATGATAAAGTCGGGTACAACACTAAATACGACTATAAAGGGAATGAATGGATACAACAGCAACGTTAGAAACAAAAGAAGGCTTGAAGAGCAAGCCAAAAAAACAAAAGAGCATGATTGGCTTTTTAAAGGATGATTAAATGGCGAGAAGAGGCAGAAAAAATAACCCAAGAAACGCAGACTCCTCCTTATACAAGAGGTTAACAAGACTTTTATCTGGACCAATTGTAAATTACCGCCGCCAAACGCCGCGAAGGGAGAAGAGACGACAACTTGATAAATACAAGTTTCAGTCCGCATCTGGCAAACAATTTAAAAAAGCAAGTTACGATCCGTTTGAGAATCTAACTTCTAATATTATGGCAGGTCAGAATCGAGTTGAGAGATATTCAGATTTTGAACAAATGGAATATGAGCCCATCATCGCTTCAGCGCTCGATATTTACGCTGATGAGATGTCGACCTCTTCGGAATTAAGTCCGCTTTTGAACATTAAATGTCCAAATGAAGAGATTAAAGCAATTCTGCACCACCTTTATCATAATATTTTAAATGTTGAGTTTAATCTTTTTGGGTGGTGTCGCTCAATGTGCAAATTTGGCGACTTTTTTCTTTATTTAGATATCGATGAAAAACTTGGAATTCAAAATGTAATAGGAATGCCAGGTTCTGAGTTAGAAAGATTAGAGGGCGAGGATAAAACAAACCCGAATTACGTACAATATCAGTGGAACTCCGGTGGCTTGACGTTTGAAAACTGGCAAGTTGCTCACTTTAGAGTGCTTGGCAATGAAAAATATGCGCCATACGGCACAAGCGTGTTAGAGCCGGCCAGAAGAATCTGGAGGCAACTTGTTCTTCTGGAAGATGCTGTTATGGCTTACCGTATTGTAAGATCTCCAGAAAGGAGAGTATTCTATATCGACGTCGGAGCGATTGCCCCTGAAGATGTTGAGCAGTATATGCAAAAAGCAATGACGCAGATGAAGCGCAATCAAGTTGTTGATGCAACTAGCGGAAGAGTCGACCTTCGTTATAACCCAATGAGTATTGAAGAAGATTACTTTATCCCTGTGAGAGGGCAAGTAAGCTCGAGAGTAGAAACATTGTCTGGTGGATCCTATACTGGAGATATTGACGATATTAAATACCTAAAAGATAAGTTGTTTGCGGCACTTAAGGTCCCACAAGCGTACCTTTTTAGAGGAGAGGGCGCAGAAGAGGATAAAACAACTCTTGCCCAGAAAGATATTCGTTTTGCAAGGACAGTTCAGAGACTACAAAGATCAGTAGTGTCAGAACTTGAGAAGGTTGGAATTGTCCACCTTTATACTTTAGGCTACAGAGAAGAAGACTTAATTGCTTTTAGCCTTTCACTTAATAATCCATCAAAAATTGCCGAATTTCAAGAACTTGAACAGTGGAAAATAAAGTTTGATACAGCGGCATCCGCAACAGAGGGCTTTTTCAGTAAAAGATGGGTTGCAGAGCACGTATTTAACCTCTCTCACGATGAGTTCTTAAGAAATCAGAGAGAAATGTTCTATGATTTGAAGTTCCAGGCAATGTTACAAGCAGAAAGTGAAGCAGCGCTGGCAGAGACTGGCGGAATGGCTCTCGGCGGAGCAGCCGGAGAATTGGGACTTCCACCTGGCATGGGAGAACCAGCAGGAGCAGTGCCGCCTGAGATGCCACCGGAAGAGCCTCCACCACCGGCTGAAGAGGCAGAGCCTGCAGGGCCTGAGCCCGGAGAATCACCACTTTTGGCATCACCAGCGAAGCGAGATGATGAGGTTTGGTATAAAGTAAAAAGACGGGATCCTTTAGGAAAACCAGAAACGACAACTGATAAATCTAAAGGCAAATGGTATGTTCCGGTTATGTATAGAGGTGGGGATAGAAGACGGGATGCGGGACCGAGATCAAAAAATTATTTATCTCATGCAACCCCCGAAATAAGCAATCGAACGATGTTTCCTGGATATCAACCAATGAGGTCTTATGGTGCCGGAATATTCGAGTCGCAAGATACTAATTATAATGATGAGGAAAGCAAGATTTTTGAAGTTAATCGGGAAGTTAAAAAATTAATCAATGAACTTGAACTTAAGGAGAAGAAAGATGAAGTCAAAACATAATAAGAAACGCAATACCGCCATTCTTTATGAATCGTTGGTTAGAGAAGTGACAAAAGCAGTTCTCAATAAAAACAACGAGATCAAGGAGAAGGCTATTTCGATCTTGAAAGAGCACTTTTCTTCAAACACGCTTATGGGTAAGGAATTGAAGCTTTATAAAGTTCTTTGCGAGACTTATGATTTAACTCCGAGAGCAGCAGAGAAGCTTGTGTTCGAGATCAGAAGCCGACATGAAGAACTGAACTACAAAGGACTGTTTAACGAACAGAGCACAGTTATTAAAAAAATAAACCAGAGTTTTGGAAAATCTTTTTTTTCAAGTTTTATCCCAAATTATAAAACTGTTGCGTCTATATATCAAATTTTTAGTCAAGACACTCCTTCGAAGGACAGAATCCTTTTGGAAGAAACGATGATTGATAAGTTGTGCTCAAGTCAAGAAGAGCGAGAAGAGATGAAGCCTATTGACCAGCTTACTTACAAGACGTTTGTAAAGAGATTTAATGAAGAATACGCAGCACCTCTATTGAAAGAGCAAAAGGACCTGCTTTCCAAATATATTTCGTCTTTTGCAGACAATGGAGTGGAGTTTAAGATTTTCTTAAATGAAGAGATTTCCAGGCTCAAAGAAAAAGTTACCAAAGCACTTGAGCTGGAAGAAATAAAATCTGATTCAAGTATGGTAGAAAAAACTAAAAAAGTTTTAGAAATGATGAACAATTTTCGCAACGAACACATTAATAAAGATATGATCAAGAAAGTTTTAAATGTACAAGATTTAGTCAGAGAGATTAATCAGTAATGGCGATTGATATTCAAATAGGGGAGGAAGAGCCTCAACAAGCGGCACCACCTGGACCGCTTGTCCCTGAAGAGCCAAAACCGCAAGACACAATAAAGCTTAATGCTCGAAAATCTCTTGATGGGAACATTATGATATTTGATCACGAGGATATGGATATCGTTCTTATGCCGGATAAGAATAAGATTGTGACTTTCCCAAAAGATATGATGGAAGATAAGACATATGCTTCACAAGATAGGTTGTTTTACTTTCTAAATAAAAAAGGCGTGGTTCAGTATGAATCTGTACGTGGCGGGTCTGTTTATGGCTCTTTAGAAGCAAACATGGCTACTCCGATAGAGGAAGGTGTTAGCGCATTACAAGTTGTTTTGAGAACAATAGGAAAATTTATCGAAGAAGAAAAGCCATATTTTCAGATCTATAACAAAACTGAGGAAGAGCAGGAAGAAAGGCTTACGGATCCAGATGATAAAGACTCTACTGAACTTGGCGAAGTGCCACATCAGGCGGAAAAAGGCTCACTGCGACCTGGTTATGTACGTGGCCCATATGGCCTAACCAACTGGTATCGCTACTAATTTTAAGAGGCTTAGATGGAACTTGTTTATTTTATTCTTTGCGCTTATGGCATAACCTCTATTATTGTTTATAGTCATATCGTAAAAAAACAAAGAGAATTTTTATCATCAAAGTCGGACTGGTTGTGTGAACTGCTTCATTGCCCAATGTGTGTTGGCTTCTGGGTTGGCATATTTCTATGTGGAATAAACAAATTCACGGAACTATTTAATTTTGATTATAATTTTATTAATTTCCTGCTTTTAGGCTCATTAAGTGCAGGAACTTCTTACATGTTAAATATGATTATAGATGATAACGGATTAAAACTAGGGAGAAAACAATGAAAACAGAAGGTTATACAAAAAAATGGATGTTGCAGCCTGTTCGTAGATGCTGCAAAGGATCGTGACCATGTCAAAGTACTTAATAAGAGAATATTATGAACTATGCGAAGGTGGAGTGTGTCAAGACCTTCTCACAGAAGACGAAAAAGCCTATGTTAAGAATGGTGGTGTTATTCTTACTGGTAAACTTCAAGAAGCGGATAGAGAGAATGGCAACGGAAGACAGTATCCTAAAAACATTCTTGAGAGAGAAATAAAAAATTACCAAAAACTGGTAGAAGAGAGTAGAGCGTTGGGCGAACTCGATCACCCAGAGACATCAGTTGTAGAGTTAAAAAACGTTTCTCATAGCATAACGAAAGTTTGGTGGGAAGGCAACAATGTTATGGGTAAATGCAAGGTTCTGGACACTCCTTCTGGCAAAGTTCTTAAAGAATTGGTGAATGCCGGTGTTAAACTTGGCATTTCCTCTCGTGGATTGGGCTCTGTTAAGGAAAGCAAAGGAAAGACAATAGTTGAGGACGATTTTCAATTAATTTGTTTTGACTTTGTTTCCGAACCATCAACTCCCGATGCATATATGATGACAGAGGCGAAAGATATAAGCCTGGACAAAGTTTACAATAAGTCAGACCGTATTAATCGCATATTAAATAATATATTGAGTGACTAATGAAAAAATCTGAATTTAAAAAGTTAATTAAGCCGCTTGTAAAAGAGTGCATACAAGAAGCCTTTGTTGAAGAAGGTTTGCTGGCCAATGTTATATCTGAAGTGGTTAGGGGCATGAGCGTCCAACCGATTGTTGAGCAAAAACAGGCTCAACTTGCACAAGAAACAGATGCTAAATTTATAAAAGAAGAAACTGATAGAAGAAATAAAAAGATGAAAGAGACAAGAAGGAAAATGCTTGATGCTGTCGGCACGAATTCGTACAATGGAGTTGATCTCTTCGAAGGTACAGCCCCTTTGAGAGGTAGTGGAACCCCTAATGCACCGGTACAAGGAAGGGGCGCTCTTTCTGACGTAGAGCCGGGAGACGCTGGCGTAGATATTTCTGCTTTTATGGGCAATAAACGAGTTTGGGACACCCTAATGGAAGGTAAAAAATGAGCAAAAAACCAATTAATGTAGAGATACGGCCACGCGGTAATGAATCCGTTGAAAGGCTGCTTAAGAAATTTTCTAGAAAGGTGAAAAAAGCGAGAATCTTAGAAAAATGCCGTGAACGGATGTATTATGAGAAACCATCTGATCAAAAAAGAAGGGAAAAGAAGCAAAGAAGAAACGTTCTTGACAAGCTTAAAAATAAAGAAGAAACTAATTAAACAAGGATAACAATATACTAGGAGCGACACAATGGTAACAGATTCAAAAACAGGGCAGCCAATCTTTCAGGCATCCGGAAGATCGGGGCTGAGAAATCAGGCGGCATGGCTATCTGCAGGTCACCCATATATCACAGGCTCTGTAAGCACGTTAGCGGAAAACAGAGTAGATCAAATTTCTTTCCCATATGTAACCAAATCCATTACTGTTATTAACAAAAACTCTAGTTCCGGAGAAAGCCTGAGAGTGCACTTTCAAAGTGGATCTGGAGTGACGATTAGTGAGTCAACTGATGGCGGCGGCAGAGCCGCAATTGCTGATACTTGCGATGTTATTACTGGTAAACACTTTGTTACACTCCCTGCAAACGAAAGTGTTACATTCGACGTAAAATGTTCAAAAATGTATATTTCTAATGGACAAGCCACGGCGGTATCTTATGAAGTATTTGCTGAGTTAACGTATATTGCTACCAGCAGCATGCCACACTTGACAGGATCTGGAATTACAGTATTCCACCCTTGATAAGTATTGTGTTTTATTTATAGGAGAAAAGGTAAAAAATGGGCGGTTTTGGTAAACGAAAAGGCGGCGGCGGGTCAGTAATTCTGACTGACTTACAAGTCGACGGGACAACAGTTACAGTTGATGCGTCTAATAATCGCTTAGGGGTCGGCACAGCAAGCCCCAAAACAGAGTTGACGGTAGAGGGAACTCTTACGATGAAGGAGGCCGCTGCTGCATCCGGAGATACCGCTGCTTACGGACAATTATGGATCAAGAACGACGCCCCTTGTAATTTATATTTTACGGACGATACAGGTCAGGATGTTCAAATCACTTCCGATGGTTCTCTGGCCGGTGTTTCTGGTGCTCTTTCAGGACTGGGCAGCAATGATAATCGAATCCTGCGAACCAATGGAACTGGAGGAGAAACTGCTCAAGGATCCGGTATCACTGTAGACGACAGCGCTAATATGAGTGGTGTTGGAACTCTTGGAGTCGGAGCGATTACCACCTCTGGCGACCTAACTGTCAACGCGGACAGTTCGACTTTTACATCTGCAAATGCCAATGACCCACTTATAACTATTAAAAATACTACAAATGATGCAGATGGAGCACGTCTTCGATTCGTTAAAGACAAGGGAGCGGCAGGTGCAGCAAATGACGTCGCAGGCTTAATTGAGTTTTACGCTGACGACGCAGCCCAAGATCAGGTTTTATTTGCAAAAATGGAAGCGGCAGTTGCAGTTCACACAGACGGCCAAGAAGGCGGTAAACTTTCTTTGGGCGTTGCAACCCACGACGGAGAGATGCAGTATGGCCTTGTACTTACAGACGGTAGCGTAGAGGACGAAATTGATGTTACGATTGGTAACGGTGCCGCTTCGCTCACAACAGTTGCCGGTGACTTAGAAGTTACCACCGACCTTAAAGTTTCCGGAGATACGTCACTCCATAATGAAGGTAGCAACTGTTTACTTACGTTAGAGGGGTTAGCAGGAGCAAACTCTGCAATACAATTTAAAGAAACAAATCACTATTGGTCAATGGGTCATCGAGGAAGCGACAACGCCTTCTTTATTAGAGACTCCCTTTCCACTACAGGCGACATTATACAAATTGAAGAAAATGCCGGTGACAATCTCATATATGCTAAAGCCGGGTCTCTTTTAGGTATCAATACAGATGCCCCAACAGACACTCTTACTGTA